TCTGGATGAATTTTATAATGAATAGTATTACCGTTCACCCACATTATATATGGATTTCCAGGTAATCCATGAAGGTTGATACTAAACCAAACTTTTGCTCCACCAGTTACAGAAACGTCAATACTACCAGACTCTTCTATTTTTGTTAGAGTTTTAACTCCAACAATTTGTGTTAATCTATCTGTAATATCTACGACAGTTCTACCATTTTCATCGAATACTTGTATACCTTGTGGCACTTTATCCTCCTTTTTGAAGAAAGATTTGATTTTTTCTTTAATTTTTTTAAACCAACTCAATTCCACACCCCCACTCTAACACGTAATATGTTATTTTCATCATACACCTCGATTAAGTTATCTCTGATTTCAGTTCTAGCACCAGTAGTAGCTGTCCTTAAAGTACCAATTTTGGCACTAATACTAGACAAACTATTGACATTCAATTTATCACCAGAGATAGAACCTGCTTTAATTTTATCAGCATCAACAGCTCCTGCTTTAAGTTTGTTAGTATCAATCGCACCTGCTTGGATTTTATCACCGCTGATACTATTACCTGCAATTTTGTCACCAGTAATAGCTCCTGCTACAACTTTATCACTTGTCACAGAGCCAGATTTAATCTTTTCAGCCGTAACTGCGCCCGTAGCTATTTGATTAGCTGTTACAGAACCCGCTTTAATCTTATCGGTAGTTACCGCATTAGAGGCAATCTTATCGCCAGTGATGGCATTTGCCACCAACTTATCAGTAGTAATAGCACCGTCTGCAATCTTAGTACCTATGATAGCTTTATCACCAATATGTTTAGCAATAATTACACCGTTATCAAATACAGTTTGACCAGTAATATGAATATACTTACCAGAAATACTAACGGTATCTGGAGCTAAATTAATACGAGATACAATCTCTTGACCAGTTAATTTATCAACGCCTGCTTTAACTTTAACTTCGATACTATTAGCAACTTGTGTAATGCTAGTTTGTAAATTATTAAAGTTATTCGATACAGTAGAGTTGATTGCTTTGGCAGTAGCCGTTAATCTACTTTCCGCAGTGTCTTTAGCATCTTTAACTTTGGCATCAATAATACCATTCATAGAAGTCAGTGATGTTTGTAATCCACCAATCTTCTTATCAATTTCTTTTCTGGCGTTATTAATATCTGTAATGCCTTGGTTAATAGCATTGATACCCAACTTTTCTTTGTTAAGCATTTCAATTGGTATTTCTTCAACAGTACTAATAGTTACTGGGTCAGACATTTCGCCATTACCAAAAATATCAGTGTAACAAACCTTAACAACGTAAGTACCAGTAGAACAGAGGTAATTAAGACTGTTATCCACCACAAAGTTTTCTTCATTATTAACATATACAATAGCTCCTGTACAGTCCTCTGGTATATTAGCAAATGTGATATTCAATCCTTCTATAACAGGTTTTACTACAAGATGTGTTGGTTTAGCGGGCACTGGTTTAGAATACTCTATAGTTGCAGGTGCTGAATATGCATTACCAACACCTTTATTATAAAGATAACCTTTACCAATACGAGCATAAGGTTTAGCAGTAGAGTGCCAGTCAGTAGTCAAATCCAATCTGTTATGTAATTCACCAACATGTTCATCTAAACGCAACTCAGTCCATTGATATTCATTCTGTGGGTATTGTTTCCAAGACCAATATGCTCCACGCTTGTCGAACACAACCGTAGCTTCATATGGTGGTCTAGGGGCATGTGTTTCCTCAGATACATAATATAATGCAATAGTAGCTTTGTGGGCTTCTGATAACGCATTCCTAACGTCCTTACCTCTAACTCTAATCCAATATTTTTTGCCAACTTCTACGCTATCAATCGTAAACGTGTTAGTTTTTGCAGTATCATAATGCCTAATAACATCTTTACTATCAAAGTTAGAAATACCGTCTGTAAAATCTCCAACTTTAATATCTATACTGGCACCGTTGTATTGTTTAATGTCTGAGGAATCCCATTTAAGAATTAAAGATACATTACCATTAATAGATTTCTCTTCAACAGTAATACTTTTAATTTGCTCTTTAATTGTGTCTGGGTTATCTGCTAATGTGTTAAAGATTTTCTGAACCTTAGCAAGTTCATCATTGACACCATCAGCGATTTCTTTTAGGTAATTTTTAAGCAAGGATATAAACTTACGACCATCGCCTTGTATAGAAGGAGGTAATTGATTAACACCGTTCTCAGACATAAATACCTCCTATAATAAACCAACAACAGCTTCTAACATATCCTGCTCCACGTCCATATTAAATCCGTGATTGGACATAGCTAGAATAATTACAAGCTGACCAATGAGGTTATTAAAAGCATTATTTGTAAATGGTAAAGTATCTGTGACCTCTCTCATTTGAGGCGGTCTTTTATAATAACGGACCTTGATAGGTCTTTTTCCATAAACAATCGCTTTAGGTGGTTTGATAAGTATAGGGGCTTGGTTCGTAGCTCTATACCAATCAGTTGGAAGATTATTTTCTTCTGCGGTAAATTCCGCATCACCAATTACCTCATAGTAACCATTTTTAATTAGCACGTGCCACATAAAGTTAATGGCATCGTTGATGTACGCAATTAGTTCGTCATTATCATAACCGCTTTGTAGGTTATCACTCAGACGATTTCTAAAAGCGGCACTATCCATTAGCTCTTGCACCGTCATTTTCTTTTACCTCCCCAGTAATAGATTTGATATCATATACTGTGTATGTCACTAACTGGCGTTGTTGCAATACCTTATCAAAAGGAATTGTATCAGTTAGCTTACTAACATGAGGTCTACTAGCGAAGTATCTTACTGGCATTGTACCCTCATAGTTAGGGTCCATATGTTGGATTTTCATACCGTCACTTTCTTGAATGAAAATGATTGGGAATTGTCCACATAAACCAATAAAGTCGTCTGGACGTAATGCTTTAGCATTATTAGTAATCGTTACTTCTTTTACAAGCTCTGGATTACCGTCCTGGGAAAGTTCTTCGCTAAGTCGGTCAATAGCTACGTTTAAACTCATAATCAACTCTTCATCAGAAAGAGCTAATTTTTGCATATCGCCAAGACGCTGACGAACTAGAATTAACAAATCGTTAGCTGTCATTTTACCTCCTATACAAAGAATGGCATTGGTCTGTCGATAGGACCACTAGACTCACTTGCCACTAATTTTTGAACTTCGGCAGAAATTAAACCTGCCACAGTGTCTGCTCCAAAATTACCGTTTAATAAACCCAAAGAATATCTAGAGAACATGTCAAATAATACATAAGGCAAGTCAATCTCATCTTCGATAGTTTCAATCGGGTCCATAATATACAAGTATGTCATTGTAGCATCTTTATCGATTTTCAGATAATCTTTAGTAAATTTATATTTACCATCGTAATCATCTTCAAATTCTTTAAAGCCACCAAAATCATCTGGCAGTTTTGCTTTGCCATTCTTTGGTTTTACCTTATACTCTTTAGCAATCCAGTAGGATTTCGCATTAATAAGAGCTAGGTTGACATATCTTAGAACAATATTTAGAGCGTCAATAATTTCTGGGTCACTATGCTTCCTATTAGCATTTTCTCCAAGTCCGTAAAGGACAGACGTTACAACGTCTCTTACTTCTATCATACGTACCTCTTAGTTCCACCAGTAGTAGTACGGAATTCTGGGTTTTTCATAATCCATTTACGTATCCACATTTCATATTCTTGTTTGTCGATACCTTGACATTTTTGAGCCATGATTAATTCGAAATCACTGAAGAATCTGTGACGAGGGATACGTGCGATTACTTTACCCTGACCGCCACCCATATCTCCCTCGAGTCCGCTATTACGTTCTTCTCGAGCTTGCTCTAAAACCTCAGTTTCATCAAACGTATGAGTAATAGACCAGGTGTCCTTATCTACCGTTACCTTACTTTCAATTAACATTTAAAACCCCCTAGAAACAAAATAAGGGAGCAGATTTAACTGCCCCCTAAATGGTTTATTTTGTAATGCCGTACAAACGAGCATTTGCAATAGGTGCAGTACATTCGAGAGTAGCTGTACCAGTGATTACAGACTCTTGGTAAGTACCTTTACGTTCCAAATCTTCGTTATGGAATGGGATAAGGTAGCCAAGCTTCCAGTATTGTAATTCAAGCAAATCTACAACGTCATTTTCGTACATACGATGAGCAACTAATTCTACTACACCGAAGTCTGTTTCGATAACGTCAACTACTTGAGTTAATTTCTTAGCTTCCATAGCTACGTTACGTTGAGAGTTTGCAGTGAATGTGGACGCTTTACGTTTGTTTTTACCAGACATAACTGCGATATCGATGTTACCACCACGACCCCATACAGCTTGCATAGCATCGTTCAATGCTTCCATATTGAAATCGCCTGCACTAGCCAACTGACCTGCGTCAATAGCGTTGCAGTAAGTCAATTCCATTTTACCTGCTGTTACAGCCGCAGATGGTTTAACTGGAGTACCAGGAGTAGCGGCAGAATCTTCTGCTGTCAAATGCAATGTGAAAGTATTAGCATCGATAGGTTTTACAAAGTATTGAGTATTAGCTTTGAATTTAGAATCAAGAGCATTACCTGCTTTACCACGTACCATTACTTTGTCACCAGTAACAAAACGGTGAGAATTCAAAGTAACTACGCCAGTAGCCGCTACTGTTACTTCAGAGAAGTTGTCCAAGAAGTAAGGAATACCGCCAAAGCGACCAGGTGTTACTTCGTCGAATGGAGTTTTTACTTTGTTAGAAACAATAGCATATTCCAAGTCACGACCAATTTCTTTAGACGCTTTAAGCATTTGATAAGATTTTTCATCACGCACACCGTATTTTTTGATAGCTTGAGTGATATCAGATACTGTGTAACCGTGTTCGAATTGTTGAGTGAAATTAGATTCACGTCTACGTGGAGTAGCTTGACGAGTATTGAAGTCATGTACTTCAAGTGTCGCATTGTCCATCGCAGGACGCAATGAATCGCATAACCAAGCATGTTCTGTGCTTGTTACATTGAGTTTACCAAAACGAGAAGTTAATAGCGTTTGGTCAGGGTCAATGTTTGTAATAAAGTCGTTCATATCTTCGACTTTACCAACTACATTATAAGACTTTACAGCCATCTCTTTAGCCAATTAAATAGTCCTCCTATTTAGAAAAATAACCTAATTGTGCAATAAGACGTGCCTGCTCATCGTTTGATAATCGACTTAATTTAGAGTAATCGATTTCTGTTGTAGGGTTACCTGGTGGCTGTGTAGCCGCTCCTGCACTTTCAATAAACGGTGGTTTAATGGCAGGCTTTTGAGGTACCGCTGTATTTTTACGTTGAATACTAGGCATGTTACTTGCACCGTAGAATTCATTACGAACTGCACTCATATAAGCATCAACAGTAGCAGTGTCGTAATTGTCCATGGCTTGTTTAATTTGGATTGCCTGTGCATAAGGCAAGTTATTAAGTTTCTCCAAAGCCAATTGATTAATCTCATTGAAGTGAGGGTCTTGGAAATACTTACCCATGGTTTGATTAAAGTTATCAACCACTCGGTTACGTTCAGCTTCTGCTTGTTTTGCAGAGTAAATCTCTGCTTTTACATTAGCAATACTGTCGGCGTAAGCCGCTTGATGCAACGGATTGTACTCATCAAATTCCTCCCCCAACGCAGTTTGCACTTCTTTACGTGCATATGCGTCCAATTGAGTATAATAGTCACGTTGCGTAATTTGTGGTTGCTCTGGTGCTTGAGGCTGATTGTTTTGAACTGGTGCATTTGGTTGTACTTGCGGAACTTGTTGATACTGTAAGTTGCGTCGCTCTTCGGCTAGAGCTTGCGTTTTACGAGTATAATCTTGATTTCGCATGTATCCATGTAAGAGTTCGTCTAGTGTAACCTCTTGCTCTTGACCGTTTACTTTAACAACGAATGTTTCTGGTTCAGTAGGTTGTCCTTGTGGGTCAGCTTCACCCTCTGGGTCCTCTTCCTCTTCTTCACCGCCATTACCGAAAACGCCCTCGTTAAAGAAGACAGGGTTGCCGTCTTCATCGATACCAAAATCTGGAACGTCGGTATCTGTGGAGTCCACTTCGGGTTGCTCCATACCAACATCTGCTACTCCATCTGCTACACCGTCAGCAAATGTCTGTAGGTCAAAAATAAACTTCAAATTTTCCATTGTTCCTCCTCACTCCCTATTGGGTTGGTGAATAATAAATTAATAAGAGCCTCTGCCAGTACCCCAGTAATTAGTATTCATAGAGCTACGAGACCGTTTAAAGTCGGCTAGGCTATCGCTATCTAGTTGGTCAAAACTAGCTGATGGCGTTGGAGCTTGAATACTATAGTTACCTTTAAATACAGGTTCAGAAGCAGGAGCAGACGAAGGTGCTTCATAATATTCGCTTGAATCAGAATAAGAAGGTTCGCTATAAGAATAATTATAAGCGTTACGAGCCGCTTCTTCTTCAGCTTTTTGTCGAAGTCTTTTTTGCTCCTCTAAATACTCCGCATAAGGAGCTCGAATTGCACCTTGGGCTGTGAGATTTACAATCTCTTGTGGGTCAAATTCTGTTCTACGTTTCATAGAAGCGATATCATCATCACCCCAACCTAAGCCTTTAAGCTTAGTATCGTCAGCCCATTGATAACCCATACCCTCAGCAAATGGGTTTTGTCTACGCCATGCTTGTTCTTTAGGGATACTAGCCATGCGTTCTTCCGCTAATTCACCCATAGTCTTACGAGGTGTATTCATATCGGCACTTTCACGGTAGCGTTGCTCTGCCGCTCTACCCTGTCTCAAAATCTCAGCGATTTTAGCAGAGAAGTCAGAACTCAAACCAGGGTGAGAGTCTTGATATGCTTTAGTATCAGCGGCATCTGCTCTTGCTTGTGCTTCAGCGTGAGTTTCAAAAGATGGTGCAGTTTTTACGGACGTATAGTCCATATTAGGTTTAAACTGACCATTTTCTGGATACGGCGTAGAAGCTTCCATACGAGCTTTAGCCATATTGGCAGGGTC